GACACAAGCACAGCGTATGCTGATGGTGATGTTTTGGTTGAATTAGGAACTCTTAATACAGACCATCCTGATGATTTAGTAACAGCTACTAAGTTTTTCATACATAAGGCTGTTGTGGGTATTACCACTGCGGCAGGACAAACTTTGGTAGGCTCCCTTCAATTAAGTGCTACCTCTGGTACAGCTACTAACGCAGCGGTATCTTCTGGTACAGAAATTGTAGGTGCCGGAGTTGCGGCTTTCTCGCCAACACTCTCTGCTGCTCTATCTGTTACAGAGATTGATATTAACTTCAATAATTCTGCCGGTAATTTTCATGTGTTTGAACCAAACGTTACGGCAGCTATTGCAAGTAAGCATCTGTATGCAGCCGCTACAACAACACTTAATGCAGACGCAACTGCGGGAAGATTTACCGTCGAATTAGAATACTCAGTATTCTAGGAGGGCAATATGGCAGATGCAGTAACAACGCAAAAGCTTGTCGATAACGACAAGGTGCTCGTTATGAAATTTACAAATATTTCAGATGGCACGGGCGAATCTGCCGTTAAAAAAGTTGATGTAAGCGCCTTAAACACTAACGGTCATGGACAGGCTTGTACTTCTGTCACCATTGATAAAATATGGTGGCAGTGTATTGGCATGAAGACCCGCCTTTTTTTTGATGCGTCTTCAAGCGCATTTATTATTGAGTTGGGTGAAAACCAAAGCGGACACCATGATTACAGTGAATTTGGTGGTTTAAAAAACAATGCGAGCTCCCCAACAGGGGACATTGACTTTACAACGGTTGGTCATTCTAGCGGCGACACATATACGATTACGTTAAAAATGCGTAAGAATTATGACTAAAACTAGGCGCGATAAGCAACCGCCTAAAACCAAAAAGTATTTCCGCTCCACTAAATCTGGGGCGGGAATGACTAAGGCCGGTGTGGCTAAGTATAGACGCGATAACCCCGGCAGTAAGTTAAAAACGGCTGTTACAAAAAAGAAAAATTTAACAGCTAAGGAAAAAGCAAGGCGTAAGTCATTTTGTGCACGAAGCGCCGGACAGATGAAAAAGTTTCCAAAAGCGGCTAAAAACCCAAATAGCCGTTTGAGGCAAGCAAGGAGAAGATGGCGATGTTAATTAAGCAGGCATTAGTTGGTAGTATTACCACACTATCCTTGGGAGCAATTACTTGGATGACCGTGACGCTTATAAACGTTGATAAACGTACAGCCGTTATGTCTGTCAAGATTGAACAAAACAACGAAATGTTAAAACCTTTGTGGGAAGACTTTATTAAAAGGAGTGCAAGATATGACGAAGCGAGCAACGAGAAGTGCCGTCAATTTGGGTGCAGGAGCGTGTCCACCTATTAAGATGGCCAAAGGTGGCGTCGTAAAAATGAAAAAGGGAGGTAAGATTTGTCCTGAAGGTAAAGCATGGGCAAAGCGTACTTTTGATACATATCCAAGCGCTTATGCAAATCTTGCTGCAAGTAAATATTGCAAAGATCCAAATTATGCTAAAAAGGCAAAAGGCGGAAAAAGAAAGGGTCGCTAAATGGGCGAACTTAAAAAATGGCTAAAACAAGACTGGGTTCGTATTGGCACGGACGGCAAGATCAAAGGTAAATGTGGCACCTCCAAAGATAAGAAGAACCCAGACCGATGTTTACCACGCAGTAAAGCGCAGTCTTTAAGTAAGAAAGAGCGTGCGGCTACCGCTAAAAAGAAAAAGCGTGCGGGTTCAAAAGGCAAGACAGTTGTTAAGAACACAAAACAGGCCGTGGTGCGCTTAGGTAATGGGGGGTTTGTGAGATAATGGGACAAGCATATAATTCAGATGAGAGAAAATATATCAAGGCTATTGGAGACTATACCTCTAAAAAAATAAGCTACTCGCAGTTTATAGATAGGACTTTACCCCTTAAAAATGTTAGCAGAAGAGTTCGAGATACGTTTACTGTCACAGGAAAAAAATTGCAAGGTTTGCCTTTTGGCTACGATAAAGGTGGTAAAGTTGAAAAAGATGATGTAAATTTAAAAGGTAAACGATTTATTGCACGAGGATGTGGCGCCGTCATGTCTGGAATACGTAAAAAAACTTTATATACTTAGGAGTTAATAATGCGAAAAAAGAAAACATATGCCATGAAACGTAAAGGCGGTGCTGTTAAAAGAATGATGAAAAAAGGTGGTGCCGTTAAAAAGATGATGAAAAAAGGTGGTGCTGTTAAAAGAATGATGAAAAAAGGCGGTGCTGTTAAAAAGAACAATACTAAAAAGACTATGACAGTCGCACAACTACGGGCCGAAGCGAAGAAAAAAGGAATGAAGTTAGTTAAGGATACTAAAAAGGCCTAAATTTGCCGTATTTACAGAGTAACATCCCGCATTTTAAATGTTGGGTGCGTAGGGAATATACACACAACCATGAGAAGTATCATGGTGAGTTTTTGCACGCGATGGCTATCGCTGTCACGACAATGCCTAATAGGTGTTTGTCGTTTCAAGTAATATTTACTGGATGTGAAAACGATGATGATGAGCCCAATGTGCACGGTGGAGCAATGTGGGCGCGTATGCCTATTACCGCATTGGTTGGAGATTTTGACTTTGAGGGGTGGCCGGACCCTATGGAGACATATTTGGCACAACCTTGGGATTGTGCATCGCATCATCACGCTGTATATACCTTAGACAGAGCAACTCCGTGTCCATGGATGGCAAAGATAGGTGGCGAGTTTTATCCTGCTAAATATCATTTTACTGTTGATTATACCGAAAGTGAGATAGCTGATGACCCTGCACAGCATAAACAAAGTCATGTTCTTACCTTATTAGATGCCGGCGACTATACAGGTAATATTGTAGCCTTGCCAAACAACCGAGTTCGTGTTACTCATCCGGCATGGTTTGAGACTGGGGACGGACCTCCGGACTTCAAACCATCGCAGCATATACATTACTCAAAGTCTGATTTAGATTATGTGTTGGACGTAAACCAAATTTTTGATAATATGTACGCAAACAAGGATGAGTAAATGGCCGTATCAGATAGCACAGACTTTGAACTCGACGTTGCGGAGTACATCGAGGAGGCCTTTGAGCGTTGTGGTTTAGAAGTCAGAACGGGTTACGATCTTAAATCTGCCAAGCGTTCTCTCAATTTAATGTTAGCCGAATGGGCTAATCGTGGTCTTAATCAGTGGACTATTACACAAACCACACAAGCACTTACCTCTGGTACAGCGACGTATAATCTCAATACAAATGTTATTGATATTTTATCTGTTGTTGTACGACGCAGTAGCACAGATTTTGCTATGGAGCGAATAAGCCGGTCTACCTATTTGGGCATACCAACTAAAAGCACTACAGGACGCCCTAATCAATTCTTTTTAGATAGACAGATTACACCTGTGTTAAAAATATGGCCGACTCCAGAAAACAGCACAGATACTTTAATTTTTGATGCACTCACACGCATGGACGATGCCGATACTTTTGTTAATACTATGGATATGCCTTTTCGTTTTTTCCCATGTTTGGCTGCGGGTCTTGCGTATTACATAAGTATGAAGAGAGCGCCAAATAGGACACAGATGTTAAAAGCTGTATATGAAGAGGAATTCGAGCGAGCAATGACTGAGGACAGAGATAGAGCCTCTTTTAACGTGGTGCCTCAGTATGAATACTTCAGGAGTTCGTGATGCCTAGATTTGCAAGAGGTAAATTTGCAAATGCGATATCAGACAGGTCTGGGTTTAAATATAAGTATTCTGATATGCGTAAAGAATGGAATGGCTCGCTTGTTGGCAAGGATGAATTTGAGGCAAAACAGCCTCAGCTTGAGCCTTTTCCGACACTTGTAGATGCGCAAGGCATAAAAGATGCTCGACCTGATCGCAAAGAACCACTAACGGTGCCTGTAGGTCCAGGAGGTTTTCCAGAAAGAGGTATAGCCATACGTGCTTTTGCTTCTGTTGGAGAGGTTACGGTGACGACATGAGTTTTACATTTGCCACTCTCAAAACAGCGATACAGGATTATACGGAAAACACAGAAACAACTTTTGTAAACAATCTTTCTAATTTTATTACGATTGCAGAAGAGCGTATATTTAAAAATGTACAACTAAGTTTTTTTAGAAAAAACGCTTCTGCCTCTTTTACATCTTCACAGTTTTTAGCGTGTCCTACTGATTTTCTTTCCCCATTTTCTTTAAGTTTTACTAATGCAAGCAGTGAAAAGATATTTTTGGATTTTAAAGATGTAAATTTTGTTCAACAGTTTAACCCTAATCCTGCTACAACAGGGTTGCCAAGATATTATGCACAATTTGACGTAGACAATTTTATTGTAGCACCCACCCCCAGTTCAACCTTTGCAGTTGAATTGCATTACTATTACAGACCTAGTAGTTTAACAGCAGGAGCGGATTCTGGTTCAACGTGGTTAAGCACTAATGCTCCTAACGCCTTATTGTATGGTAGTCTTCTGGAGGCGTACACGTTTATGAAAGGTGAGCAAGATGTCATGGCAAATTATGCACAACGTTTTACAGAAGCTATACAATCGCTTAAACTTTATGGTGAGGCGAAAGAGGTTAGTGATTATTACAGAACAGGAATGGTTATGAGGGATAAACAGTAATGCTCATGGAACTACCAAAAACTCCTGTTGTTGATATACAAACGACCAGTAATAGAGGTTTTACCCCGGAAGAGGTAGCTAGTCGATGTGCTGATAAAATTATACAGGTAGGTGATAAAGCTGCTCCAGAGATACAGGAGCAGGCAAGAGCCTACAAAGAACACATTCAAAAAGTAATTACATTTTACATGAAAGAGGCTATACAATCGGATAGAACTACTGTTTGTAACGCAATTAAAAACGCAGGACAAGAAAAACTTGCTGAACTAATAAGGAGATTATAATGGCTATAACACAGGCAATGTGTACCTCATTTAAAAAAGAACTATTGGAAGGTGTGCATAATTTTAAAAATAGTGGGGGTAGCACATTTAACTTAGCACTGTATACATCAAGTGCCACACTGGCTGCTGACACAACAGCATATACAACGAGCAACGAAGTATCAGGGACTAACTATAGTGCTAAAGGTGTAGCCCTTACTAGAGTAGACCCAAGCACATCTGGAACAACTGCGCTTACTGATTTTTCTGATGCTACGTTTAGTAATGTGACCATTACAGCAAGAGGTGCTTTGATTTTTAACGAAAG